TGCGAGGCCATGAGCCGCAAGCACTACGAGCACGTCGGTGAGGCCATCAGGACTCTGCCGCCCGAGCTGCGTCCGGGGATCGCCGACCACATCGGCAAGATGTTCGGCGAGGACAACAGCCGGTTCAACCACGACAAGTGGCTGGCTAGCGTGGGAGTCACTGCGAGCCGCCGCCCTTTCGTCATTAGGTCGAGGACGGCAGGGGGTGGACGTGACTGGATGCAAGACGAACACCAGCGCGACGCCGAGTGGAGGGATGCCAATCCTGAGAAGGCCGCCGAGAAGGACGAGTGGGACGGTCACGAGTCCGCACGGCGTACCGCCGGTGAGACCTCCAAGAGCACTCCGACCATGGATGCCTTCGAGTTCCCCGGCACCAGCCCGAAGGGTAAGGGAGTCACCCCTCAGGTCGAGGACCCCTACTCAGTCAACGACCTGCCCAAGATGAAGGGCGCGGGTCTCGACCGTGAGGCCAAGGGCGTGCTCGACATGTTCGACGACTTCACCAAGAAGCGCACTGACACCGGCCTGAACCTCGGTGACGCCGCCAACGTCGACGCCTTCACCCAGGAGAAGGGGCCTTCGGTCGGACCCAAGGCCCTGGACAAGCTGAAGAAGACCATCACCACCGGTCGTCAGCAGGCGTCGTTCTTCACCCGTCGCGTGCCCGGATGGCAGTGGGATGACCACCTCGCGGGCTACGTGTCCAAGGAGGCCAGGAACTTCACCTGCTCCTGCGGCAACGAGATCCCCACGCCGAGCTACGGCAACTGCCGCTGTGGCAAGCTCTGGAACAGCTACGCCATCGGTGACGGCAATCACCTGGCGGCCAACAGCGCTGACATGTATATCACTCGCGAGATCCCGATCCGTGACGACGTGATCATGGCCAACCGCAAGATGGCCGGTGACGATCGCGGCTACGGTGTCGGAGACACCGAATGGGTCACCGACGAGGACCGCGAGAACGCCGACGCACCACACGCTCCCGGACAGACGGCCTCGTTCCGTCAGGCCTGCTGGCCGGGATGCCATGAAGACGAGGCGCACGCCAAGAAGTTCCACAGCGACAGCGAAGAGAGCACCGAGAAGAGTGCCCGCGTCAACCTCGCTCTGGACGCCGCGCACTACGCGGGTAGCCAGCTCACTGGCACCCCCGTCACTCGCAACGACGACCCGAGTTTTCAGGGCACCGTCACCGGCGTGGATCCCGCGCGCGGCACCGCATGGGTTCAGCACCCGGGTGGGCACCATGAGATGAATCTGCACGATCTAGCCACCTCTGGTGCTCCGGCACCCCAGGGGCCTACCCTGAAGGACAAGGTGCGCAACCACGTCCAGCAGTTCATCCAGAATCGTCCTACCAATGGTGGCTTCGCCGGTGGTCGTTCGGCCAACGCCTTCTTCGCCAGCTGGGCCGATGAGGACAGTGATGGCTGGACCAAGTACGACAGCCCTGACCCGGCACGTTCGGGTGGACCGTCCAAGCCACCGTCGACCAAGCTCAAGGGCAATGACCCCAAGTGGCACAGTCGCGCGCCTGAGGGCAAGTTCAAGTCGACCTCTCCATTCAAGGCGTGACCATGAGAGATTTGTGTTTCGGCTGCAAGAACTTTCGCGACATCGTCCATACCGAGAACGGGACGGACCATCCTTTCTGCCAGGAGTGTGCGGCGGTGCAACCGCTCACCTCGGACGAGTGGGCCTTCGTGCTGCTGACCGCACCATGGTCACCGTTCTCAGCACCGTTCAAGCCAGGCGACAAGGTTGAAGCTCGCACTGGCGCAGTCGTATTCGATGGCATCGGTGAAGTCACCGATATGTCCATGTCGCTGGAGCACGGCGGTACGCCGGTCTACCCGACATTCAAAGTGATCCTCAGCGAGAAGGCACACGACTTGGCCCCTGACGAGGCTTGGTACACAGAGTGCTGCCTTCGGCTGGCAACGAAAGTGGAGTAATCAGTGCCTATTCGTCCCGCTGGGGCCAACTGGTCCAATGAGGCCACCAGGTTGCGCAAGGCAGGAGTTAGCTTGCCACGCAGCAACACTCAGGCCCGAGCGCAGGCTATTACCATGGCCAACGCTGTTGATAACCGAACCCTGGTTGATCACTTCCGCACCCGTCGTGCCGCAGCGGAGGCCAACCGCCAGCGTATCGGGACTTACCGCACTGGTGGCTCGAACATGCAGATCGCGCTGCCCAAGATCCGGCAGCCATTAGGCACGTTGGCGGACAAGGGGATTCCGTACAACGTCGAAGACGAAGAAGAGCTGAAGCAGATCCGTTCGTGGTGCCGACTCTTCTACGCAACACATGACTTGGTCCCGTTGTTGATCGACATCTACTCCAAGTTCCCGGTCGTCGGCATGGAGTTTGACAGTAAAGATCCCCTCATCAAGAAGTTCTACGAGGACATGTTCCTCGGTGATGACTTGAACTACCTGGAGTTCCTGCCCGACCAGTTCGGTCGCGAGTACTTCACTGTCGGCGAGGTCACTTCTCTGGCCCACTTCAACGAGTCTCTCGGCGTCTGGAGTAGCGAGGAGATCCTCAACCCGGACATGCTGCGTATCTCGCGCTCGTTGTTCGTCCAGCGTGACCGTGTGCAGCTGCTCGTCAAGGATCTGGTTGACAACTTGCGCCAGGGACCGATGGCCGAGGGCAGCCAGCTCTCCAGCACCGACGAGACACCGTCGGAACGTCTGCAGCGCACACGTGAGTACCAGGAGCTGCAGAAGCACTACCCGGAGATCATCCAGGCCGCTGCGCAGAACGACGGGCTCGACATCTCCGAGGCCTTGATCTCGCGCGTGGTCAACCGTCCCACACCGTGGGCCAAGCGGGGGGCGCCTCACCTCCTGCGGTCCTTCCGCACCCTAATGGCCGAGGAGTCCCTCAACGCCGCACAGGATGCCGTCGCCGACCGCCTCTACTCGCCGCTGATCCTGGCCACCCTCGGCATTGAGGACATGGGCGACGGCGAGCCATGGATCCCCGACCAGGGCGAGCTGGACGACGCCCGCGACGACATGCAGACCGCGCTGGCCGCCGACTTCCGCCTGATGGTGCACAACTTCGGCCTGAAGGTCGAGAACGTCTTCGGGCGTGAGTCGGTGCCCAACCTCGATGGCGATTACGACCGTGTAGAGCGCAAGCTCCTGCAGGCCTGGGGTATCGGTGAGGCCCTGATCTCCGGTGGCACCGGTGGCGCGTACGCCAGCTCGGCGCTCAACCGTGAGTTCGTCACCCAGATCATGACCGGCTTCCAGAACAGCCTGAAGCGCCACATCACCAAGCGCGCCGAGGTCATCGCCGAGGCCCAGGGGCACTACGACTACGACCTCAAGGGTGGCCGTCGTATCCCGATCTACCGCGAGATTGTCGAGGTTGACGAGGAGACCGGCAAGGAGTACATCCGCAAGGTCCCCCAGTTGATCGTCAACGACAAGGGCTTCGTCAAGTTCTCCACCCTGAACCTACGCGACGAGGCTCAGGAGCGCGCGTTCATCAGCCAGCTCAAGTCGATGGGCGTCCCGGTGTCCGACAAGACCCTGGCCGTCAACATCGACATGGAGTTCGACCAGGAGCTGGAACGTCAGGCCGACGAGTCGGTGGCCAAGCTGATGGCGACCGCCCAGACGATGAAGAAGGTCCAGGATCTCTGCGACGCCCAGAACCTGCCCTACCCACCGGAGCTGGCCCAGCACCTCATGTCGACGCTGCAGCTGCGTCAGGGCAAGACCCAGACCGAACTAGGCGAGGCTCAGGCCGTGGCCGGGGAGGCTCAGGCCGAACTCCAGGACATGCAGATCGAGCAGCAAGAAGTCATGATGGAACAGCAGATGGCCGGTGGTGCGATGCCGGGGCAGCCGATGATGGCTCCCGGGGCCGCCGGTCCTCCGCCCGACGGTGCCGCACCAGGTGGTCCGCCCGCCGGTCAGGTCATGCCTCCGGGTGCGCCAGGACCGGGCGCTCCTGGCCCTGGAGCCGCCCCTGCGGGTCAGGTCGCGGCCAGCCGGGACGAGAAGGTGCACAGCTTCTTCGCGGGCCTGGCAGGCATCAACGGACCTGCAGGCAGTGGACCGTCGGGGAGCCCGCCCACCGGCGGTGTCGGCCCCGAATTGCCTCCGGGCGTGCCTGAGCCGACCGAGGTCCCGCGCAACCGCCAGCGGCCTGCCGAGTCCGACGACAACCGTAAGTTCATGCCTAGCCAGACCACGGCCAAGCGCAAGCGCACTCGCAAGGGCGTCGAGGAAGAGCCGCGCCGCCTGACCAAGTTCGAGACCGGCCCGTCGTCTTACGGTAGCCACCTCAAGGCCAACCAGGAGCACGTCGAGAACCAGGTCCAGCGCCTGGAGGCCATCTCCAACTGGCGTATGGGTGGGGCCGCACCGTCGGTCTCCGACCTGGTCAACGATCCGGCCTTCTACCGCGCCACCAACATGCAAGCTTACGAAGGTCAGATCAAGGCCGACTGGCCTGAAATTCTGGCCGGTGGGGCACAGGAGTCGCGCAGTCTGGTGGAAACCATGTGCGATCAATTTCGCGAAATCTTCGGCGTTGACCCGCAGTGGTGATGTAGTATCCCTGTAGTAGAATCAAAGTCACTGTCTGACAAGAGGAGTCGACCCTCCGATCTTGGCGGGGAGGGACACGAATAGGTAGTAATACCTATCGAAAGGGTTAGAAATGGACCTCAACGTGGTCAACACGGTGTGTTTCGTTCTCATCGCCATCTGTCTGATCGTGCAGACCTTCGCCGGAGGATGGCGTCGATGATCATTCTCGGAGTTGTTCTGATCGTCCTGGGTCTGCTGTTGCCGCAGTTGTCCATCCTGGTCACCATCGGAATCATTCTGGCGGTGATCGGTCTGGTGCTCCTGTTGCTGGGCAGTTCGGGACGGACGATCGGCGGCAGGTCTCGCTGGTATTGATTTGGCCGGTCGAGGGAAGTACGTGCGCACCGAAGAGGTGCGCACGAAGACGTCGAACACCATGCGTGGCAATACGTTTTGCGCCGACGATTGCACTTGTGGGAAACACTGTCCTCGATCTCTCGGACGTGGTAAGAAGTGTCCTCATGGCTGTACTTGCCTGCGTCACACCAAAACACCCGAACACAGAGCACGTATCGGTCTGAGCGTCTCTCTGACCGCAGAGAGTAAGCGCATCCGTCGTCGCGTCGCCTAGCGCCGCCTTGGAAAGGCCGTCATGGGAATCAATACCAACGTCAGCTACCACACCATCCAGACTGCTCATGCCGATGAAGCCGAGTCGCTGGCCTTTTACCTCAACGAGCATGGCCTCTGTGCCAATGTCAGGGACCGCGATGCCGTCGAGTTGCCGGTCCTGGACATGACGGCCTTCACTCAGATCGAGATGCTCAAGCAGACCTGGCTGCTCTTCTGGGAGACTTCAGACAGCGGACTATTCGGTCTGCCCATGTACACCAAGGAGTGATGTTGAGCGCCAACGAGGAAGTCCTCAAGAATCGGTTCACTTACCACCCACCCAAGGGTGACCAGACCGATCGTTATCAGACGCTGCGCGCGCAAGGCCTCGACCTGGCCACGGCCATCGACACACTGTGCCCGCCCAGCCGCGAGCAGAGCCTGGCTCTGACCAAGCTGGAGGAGGCCATCATGTGGGCCAACGCCTCGATCGCGCGCAACGAATGACCTCACCGATGAACGGGTCGCTGGCACGGGCCAGGCAGTCGGTGCCCACCTTCACCGGCACGATGCCAGACGCCTCGGTGGCTCAGGCGCACGCACTCATCGGCATCGGCGAGGTCTTGCAACAGATCCTCGTCGAGCTGCAGAAGCAGGCCCAGCAACCGCAGGGCCGGATGAGTCGCCGCCAGCGGATCGACGCCGAATGACGGATCATTACCCTTCTGAAGACGACGTCGACCTGGGCGAAGTCTTCAAGGGCGTGGTCACCACTGCGGAGTTCAACCACAGGAACAACCGTGGGGCGGCGGAATTTCATGAGATGCCCTATGAGCAGAAGGTAGACCATTTCAACGAGCACATCGTGCCGCTCTACCAGCAGCACGGTCTGCCGATTCGTGGGCGGGGTAGGTGGATGGACTTTCAGGACTCGCTCAAGGACATGTGGCGCGGGGACAAGCAGGCGGCCATCATCCGATCCGCCGACGCCGAGCAGGCCAAATCCACCGGCGGCATGATCGCGCTCTACCCCCGCCTGGCCGATGCCCAGCAACTCGTCGTCCCTGGTGGTGAGCCTCTGGATGACCTGCACTGCACGGTGATCTACCTCGGTGAGGACGTGCGCGGCCAGGACCCCACCGAACTGATCGATCAGCTGCATTACGTCGTGGGCAACTTCGGACCGATCGAGGCCCAGATCTTCGGGTCGGCGATCTTCAACTCCACCGGTGAGGATCCCTGCGTGGTCTACCTGGTGGGTCAGACTCCTGACCTCACGCCGTTGTTCACCCAGCTCAAGCAGTTCGTCGCCGAACGCTATCCTGGGGCCGCCGAACAGCACGACCCGTATTTGCCTCATATCACAGCAAATTATGGAAGCGGAGCAGGTCTTAGTTATGAAGGCCCGG